CTTCAACGCTTGCAAGGGACTATATTAAGCTTATTACAAATACTTCTAATAGTAATATTTGTATTACTCAAAACGACCAAGGCACAAGCACAAGCTGTTGATATAGGTGACATATCTGAGCTTTCAGGCTCCGCAAGTGTTGTAAGAGATCAACCTTATGATGCTACTCTAAATTTTGTAATACAAACTAATGATGAGGCTATTACTAACAATGGCCGCATGGCTATTAAGTTTCTTGATGATAGTCAAGTAAAACTAACAGAACACTCACAACTGCTCATAGATGAGTATATCTACGACCCAGACCCATCTAAATCAAAGATGGCACTTACTTTTGCACTTGGCACTACAAGGTTTATTACAGGTAATCTAAACCGTATTGATAAACAAAACATTACACTTAAAACGCCTACAGCAAACATAGCAATAAGAGGTACAGACTTTTCAACTACTGTGAATGAGCTTGGAGAATCTTTAATTATATTATTGCCAGATCCTTTTGGACTCTCTAGTGGAGAAATAGAAGTGACTACAGCAACAGGTAGTGTCATACTCAATCAACCATTCCAAGCCACAACAGTCAGCGTTTTTGAAAATGCGCCAACTAAACCAGTAATATTAGATCTTACCCTAGATATTATTGATAATATGCTTATTGTTAGTCCACCCGAGGAAGTATCTATTGAAAGCGAAGAGGTGATTGTAAGATCTGATAGTTTCTTAGATTTCAACGATTTAGATATTGATTATTTAGATGAGGATTTTTTAGATAATGAATCTGACTTAGAGTTTACTGAACTTGATATTAATTATTTAGATGTAAATTTTCTAGAAGATTTATTAGACGTACTTGATGCTTTGGAAGTAGCTGAAGAAGAAGACCAACTTACACAAGAGGTGGGTTCTGTAAGTTTAGTAGGAACACAGTTTGGTCAAGACCCAGAAACACAAATAATATCTTTTATTGATGGTGAAAACCTAACGTTAATTAGAAGTGTTAATAATACAGCAAGACTAGATTTAGATGTTAACGGGAGCTATACAGTTATTTTTATACAAAATGGCGTGTCTAAAACTATTAAGGTCAATGGTGGCAGTAGCAGTATCATTACAATAAGGCAAAGCAACTAATGAAATATAAGGTTTATTTATTATTGATAGTTGTATTATCACTGCCACTTATTTTCCAAAGTACGCCTACTGAAATTATAAAACTTAGAACATTTGATGCATTTGTTAAAAATTACGATCCATCAGGTAATTTTGTAATCCTTAACATAACTGAAGATGATGTTGAAAAAGAGGGGGGTTGGCCATTACCAAGACAAAGACTAGCAGAAATAAATATAGAAATGTTAGGACGTGGTGCGATTGGGGTTGGTTGGGCAGTATCTTTTCCACAACCTGACAGAATGGGTGGAGATGAAGACTTTGGTAGGTCACTAGGATACGCTCCTTCAGTTATTGCTATGTTTGAAGATGGTAAAGGTGTTTACCCATCAACACCTGGAACTGTTGTTGTGGGTGAAGATAAAGGTGGTATAATGACTACGGGAGTGAAGGAGAACCTGCTTCTACTTACTCAAAACTCATACGAAGGTTTGGCCATTGCTCCCACTGACATAGATCAGCTTGTCAGAAGAATACCACTACTGGTACGTACGCCTAATAACGATTGGATACCTAGTTTTGGTACGCAGATTTATAAATCTTTGTTTGGTATAAAAACTTACATTATTAAAACCAATGATAATGGTATACAAGAAATATCAATTAGAGGAATACCACCCGTTCGAACAGATAGTTTAGGTCGCAAATGGATTAGTTGGGTAGATACGCCACAGACAGATTTACAAGAAATGAACGTAAATGGTAGGTTTGTCATTGTTGGAGTAACTGCTGCAGGTGTTATGCCACAAATAGCTACACCTGTGGGTTTGTTAGAGCCACATAAAATACAAGCAGCGTTAGCAGAATCAATACTTATACAAGATAGTCCATATATACCAGATTATTCTTTAGCTGTTGAAATATTAATTTATTTGCTTTCAGTGACTCTGATATGGCTTGTATTAATACGTTTTGGTATAACCCTTGGCATTGCACTAGGTTTTACAATAATGCTCTCTACAGGCTCTCTGGGCTATTATTTAATCCAAAAAAGCCTGCTTATAGATGTGACATGGTCTTTAATATCACAATTTATCGCAGGATCTACTGCTTTTTACTTAAGGTTTAGAGAACAATACAAGCTTAGACAGCAAATAAAGAAACAGTTTGAACACTACCTAGATCCTAGACAAGTCAAGCTTTTACAATCTACCCCCAGTTTATTGAAACTTGGTGGTGAAAGAAAATATTGCACATTCTTATTTACAGATGTGCGAGGCTTTACAAGTCTGTCAGAAAAACTAGAGCCAGAAGAAGTTACTAAAATTATGAACAAAGCCCTAACAATACAAGCAGATGCAGTAAAACAGTATGGAGGTATGGTTGATAAGTATATAGGTGATGCAATGATGGCTATATTTAATGCACCAATAGACTTAAAGGATCACGAGAATAAAGCCATATTAGCAGCGCAGAAAATACAGGCAGACATGGAGCAATCCAATTTAGGAATAGACATAGGTATAGGCATAAATTCTGGAGAAGCCATAATAGGTAATATGGGTAGTGAAACACGTTTTGATTATAGTGCAATTGGTGATGCAGTAAATACTGCTGCAAGACTTGAAAGTGCTACAAAAGATGTAGGCGTAGATTTAATAATAGGTCATAACACTAAAAAATCTTGCAATTTTGAGTTAGAATTACTAAAACCAATTAAAGTTAAAGGTAAAAAACAATCTTTAGAGATATATACTATTAGATAATATGGTTAACAAAAGACTAACAGTTCAAGACGTAGCTAAAGATTTAGCTGTATCAAAGAAAGAAAATGCAGAACGTTGGAAAACTGCTTTCAATGAGTTTGCTGATATAAAACAAGAAATTGCATCAATAAACACTACTATAAGAATGGCAACATTTGGTGTCTTTAGCTTTATTGGTGCTTTAGCAATAGCAGTGCTTACTACAGGGATACTATGAAAAATTTAATTAAAGGCATATTGGGACAAGTAGCTCCAACTATAGGTACAGCTTTAGGCGGCCCAATGGGAGGTATGGCAGGTAACATGATTGCAGATGTGCTTGGTTGTGCAAACAATCCAAAAGATATTCAAACAGCAATCCAAAACGCTACTCCAGAACAAATGATGGAAATAAAGAAAGCAGAACAAGACTTTAAAGTTAAGATGAAAGAACTTGAAGTTGATGTATTTAAGCTGGAAACAGAAGATAAACAAAATGCAAGAGGTATGTTTAGTAAAGATTGGACAGCAAGAATCATAGGCATAGCTACTATTGGTGGGTTTTTGGGTTACATATTCTTGGTGACACTACAACCACCAGAGCAAAACTCTGAGGCTTTGATAAATCTTGTATTAGGATATTTAGGAGGATTAGCGAGTGCTATTATTTCGTTCTATTTTGGAGCATCTCACTCAAGCGACAAGGGAGACTAATATGGAAATTTCACAAGAAGGTGTGAGTTTAATAAAAAAATTTGAAGGCTGCGAGTTAGAAGCCTATAAATGTGCTGCAGGTAAATGGACAATAGGCTATGGCAGAACAAAAAATGTAAAAGAGGGCGACACTTGCACACAAGAACAAGCAGACGAATGGTTGCATGAAGAATTGCCAGTGTATGGAGCATACGTAAATAACGCTGTATTTATACCACTTAGCCAGAATGAGTTTGATGCTTTAGTTGCATGGACTTATAACTTAGGCCCCACAAACCTTAACAACAGTACAATGTTAAAAGTGCTAAACGACAACAAAAAAGAGGAAGTCCCACATCAAATGCGTAAGTGGAATAAGGCTAGAGTTAATGGAGAAAAAGTAGTTTTAGAAGGACTTGAACGCAGACGACAAGCAGAATCTCTGTTGTTTGAAGGCAAAGAGTGGCATCACATTTAATATGCCTCTACAAAAAATAACATTCAGACCAGGTATTAACAGAGAGGGCACAGCTTACGATAATGAAGGCGGTTGGTTTGATTGTAATTTAGTTCGTTTTAGGAAGGGTAGACCTGAAAAGTTTGGAGGTTGGGAAAAACTTACATCAAATACATATCTAGGCACTGTTAGAGCTTTGCATCCTTGGATTGCCCTAGAGGGCACAAAATATCTTGGGTTAGGATCACATCTTAAATACTATATTGAATCTGGTGGTAACTTTAATGACGTTACACCTATAAGATCTACAACTTCTGCTGGTGATGTAACTTTCTCTGCAACAAACGGTGACGCTACAATTACTGTTGCTGACACTGCTCATGGTGCTGTACAGAATGATTTTGTAACATTTAGTGGTGCATCTTCTCTTGGTGGCAATATTACGGCTGCTGTACTTAATCAAGAATACCAAGTGGCTACAGTAGTTAATGCAAATAGTTACACTATTGAAGCCAAAGATACCAGTGGCACAACGGTGACGGCAAATTCATCTGACAGTGGAAACGGCGGGTCTAGTGTTGTAGGAACATATCAAGTAAACGTTGGACTAGATGTATATGTTCCTGGTACAGGTTGGGGACTTAACGGTTGGGGTATAGGTGCTTTTGGTCAAGCTACGGCTTTGTCTGATACAAACCAATTACGTACATGGACACACGATAACTTTGGCGAAAATCTTATTATAAACCAACGTAATGGTGGCATTTTTAGGTGGCTGGAGTCTGGTGGTCTAACAACAAGAGCTGTTGAACTATCAGCTATTTCAGGTGCAAACTTAGTGCCAACAAAAGCATTGCAAGTTTTAACGTCAGAAAAAGATAGACATTTAATTGTTTTGGGTGCTGATCCTATTTCTGGTTCTACAAGGACAGGCACTATAGATCCAATGTTGGTTGCTTTCAGTGATCAAGAAAACGAGTTAGATTTTGAGCCCTTGACAACGAACACTGCAGGTTCACTAAGGTTGTCAAGCGGCTCTTCCATTATTGGTGGTGTAAAAGCAAGACAGGAAACTCTTATTTGGACAGATACTGCTCTTTACAGTATGCAATTTATAGGGCCGCCTTTTACTTTTGGTATTAACCTTATCAATGAAGGCACAGGTCTAATATCTCCTAAAGGCGCTATCACCGCACCTAATGGCGTGTATTGGATGAGTTATAACAATTTTTATTCTTATAATGGATCAGTGCAAACATTACCATGTTCTGTACATAATTATGTTTTTAATGATATTAACCTAATTCAATCTTTTAAAATACATGCGTTTACCATAAAAGACAAAAGTGAAGTAGGTTGGTTCTATTGTTCTAGTGGTTCTGATGAAATAGATAGATATGTTATCTACAACTACGTTGAAAATATATGGTTCTATGGTCAATTAATTAGGACAGCATGGTTAGATTCTGGCATAGAAAATTACCCAAGAGCTGTTGCTAATTCATATTTGTTCCAACAAGAAAAAGGTTTCAATGATGACGGTTCGCCTATGACTAATGTTTTTATTGAAAGTTCTGACCTAGATATTGGCGATGGCGAACAGTTCAGTTTCTTAAAACGTATCATACCTGATTACAAGTTTATTGAAGATTTAAACAGTGGAAATGTAAACATTGTACTAAAAACAAGAAACTTTCCTGGTGATTCATTGGCAACCAATTCAACAAACGCAGTAAGCGCAAACACACAACAAGTCTATGTACGTAGTAGATCAAGACAGATAGCTTTACGCTTTGAGTCTGACGATGATGCTACAAATGATGGTAATTTATCTATTGGCTGGAGATTAGGAGCAACAAGGATTGACATAAAACCTGATGGTAAAAGATGAGTAAGATCTTACAAACACAGCTACCATTAGCCACAGAGCAAGTTACTTCAGATGTTTTCAATAGATTAGTAAGAATACTTGAAATTAATTTAGGTGCTGTTGATACAGACAACGTAAGGCAAATCTCTGATGCAGAAAAAAATACATTACAATTTAATGCAGGAAGCATCATTTGGAATACCACTGTTGGTGTTCTACAGGTATATACAGGTAACAAGTGGGTGGATATAGGTGAGCGATCGCTTGCTAAAGGTTTTGAAATGTCATCAGAGGTAGGCTCAGTCACTATCAAGATAGCAGGATCAACCACTATAGAGTTATGATAAACGTAGCTGAAAACCTAATTTATCAACCAAAAAACCTACTACTAACACTTCCAAGTGATTGGTACATACAAAAAGATACACTTGCAGCTGTGAAAAACTCAATCACACCTATAGTAGATTTTTATGAAGAAAGTGGAGTTAACTCGCCAAAACCAACACCATTAGACAAAATTATAGATGAGCCATTAAAAGACGTGTATACCGTGCCATTCTTTTCCTCTAAGTTCTGTCAAATATTATTAGATGAAATGAAACATTTGGAGGCGCATTTTGGTTTTAATCCAAATCCAGAAGAAGATAATTTACGGCAAATACCAGAAATAACCTTTCAAGATAATTGTCCACAAATATTTCAATCTTTAATGCAAACGATATATACTATTGGAAATCCTATATTTTTAAATATTTGGAATAGGCATGTAGATGGAGGCGGAATCCAAATAGCTAACTATAATTTAAAGGATAAAAAACAAGGTGCTTGGCATCACGATGCAAGTGCCGATATAAGTATGGTAGTTCCTTTGAACACGGGGGAGTACAAAGGTGGCGGAACTGAGTTTTTAAAACGTGGTACAGTCGAGCCATTACCTACAGGCCACGCTCTAATTTTTCCTAGTTTTACTCATATGCATAGAGGGCTAGCAGTAGAATCAGGAGATAGATACCTTTTGGTATTTTGGTTAACATGTAACGAGGAATGATTTGAGCATGAAAAGAATTGACAACTCAGGCAAAGGCATAGCAGGATTAGGCAGAGGGGAAGATTCTATGATCGCCCACGTAGCACCTGGCGAAATGGTAGTGCCACCAGTCATCTCTGAAACCACTCAAGACAAAATTAAACAAGAAATGATCGCTGTAGGGCTTGATCCCAACGAATATACTGTAGGTCAAGGCATGTCAATCAATCCAATCACAGGTATGGCTGAGTTTGGGTTTCTTAAAAAATTAGGTAAGAGTCTTAAAAAAGTAGTAAAAAAAGTTGCACCCATTGCAGGTGCTTTGTTAATACCTGGAGTTGGTGGTGCATTAGGAAAAGGACTAGGTGCAATAGGTTCAAAATTAGGCATCAAAGCAGGTATTGGGTCAAAATTATTAGGTGGTAAAGGTATACTTGACACGGCAGCGGCTGTCAGAGGTGGAATAGGAGGACTTTTTGGCATGGGTGGCGGACAGCCAACTGAACAAACCATACAACAAGGGGATACTTTATACAGCATTTCACAAAGCACAGGTGTCCCTTTACAGGAAATTATGGACGCAAATCCTGGTATAGATCCTAAAGCCTTGGTAATAGGCGATACTATAGCTATACCAGGTGTTAATACTCCAAATATTTTTAGACAAGTATTAGGAAGCACACCTGGACAGAGTAAGATCGGTGTTATTGAAGATATGATAAAAGGTAAAGAATCAGACTTTACTAAAGAACGAGGGGAAGCATCTGGTGGATTACGAGGTATGACAGATAACGCTGGTCTAATGGCTTTAGCAGCATTGTATGGCAAAGCTGTGAAAGAAGATTTCAAAAAGAAAGAAGGTGGACTAAAAGATATAAGACAATCGATTAGACCAGATCTTATGCCTGCACCTACGTTTACGGGTTTTGACCTTGGTATTAGACCTGGAATGGCAGAGGGTGGTGAAATTTTAGATCCTAATGATTTGCCTAATGATGTAAAAACAAAATTAGAAAACATTTATAGAAAACTATATTTAGCAAACCCAGAAAAGGGCAGAAATTTGAGATACCCTGCATTTTCTTTACTTACTGAAGATGAAGAAGAACTTTATAATCAATATTTTGACGGTAGATTACGTAGAGATGCACCCTTAGTAGCTAAATATATGGATTTAATTGGTTTTGATAATTTGGCAGATGATAACCCTTTACTAGGAAGTACAAAATTTCTTTCAACTGGGCTTGGTATTGCTGGTTCTATTCCAGTTTCTAGAATTAGACGTAGATTAAACCCAGAGGCAGGTATTTTGTCTAATCCAGTAAAAGATAAGGTATTAGCAGAACGTAAAGAAAAGTTTGGATATGCAGAAGGTGGTCTTATGGACAACGAGTTAGATATGCGTATGGGTGGCCCATCAATAGGCCCAGGTACAGGCACAAGCGATGACATACCTGCTATGCTTAGTGATGGTGAGTTTGTTATGACATCTGCTGCAAACAATGGACTAGGTGGATTTAAAATAACAAAATCAGAAACAGGAATTGAAATTATGCCAAGCGGTAAACCTGACAGACAAAAAGGCGCAAAAAATATGGACAGACTAATGAAAATGTTTGAGCAATATAACGACATAGGTAAAGTGTGATGAACATGAGATCTATGTTAATGGCACCAATCGGCAGACCTAGTAGGAGTCCAATAGCAAATCCTATTGCAATTGGTAGACCTGTAGCACCTCCTCCTAGTTTTGATGATTCTGAATTACGTAGAAGATTAAGAGCTTTAGAGGGAAGACCTATACCGCAGTTTGATCCAACCGCTTTACAACAAGGTATTGCTGGCTTACAAGATCAATTTGCAAACTTTAGACAATTTGATCCTACTAATTTGCAATCGCAAATAGGTGGTCTACAAGATAGACTAGCAAACTTTAGACAATTCGATGATTCTGCGTTGCGTAGGAGACTACAAGCGCTTGAAGGCAGAGAGATGCCTAGGTTTGATGATACAGCCCTTAGAAATCGTTTGCAGGCTTTAGAGGGTAGAGAAATACCACAGTTTGATCCTTCACAATTACAAGCTGGCATACAAGGTTTGAGTGATCGTATATCTAATATACCTCAATTCGACCCATCTGCTTTGCAAAATAGACTCAGTGCATTAGAAAATAGACAAGCACCAACATTTAATCCAGAAGATTTTAGAGAACAGTTTCTAAACATAGCTAGACAAGGTATAGACATATCACAACCGACACCAGCTTTTGATCCAACAAGATTACAAAATAGATTACAAGTTTTAGAAAACAGAGAAATGCCACAGTTTGACCCATCAAGATTGCAAGAACGTTTATCGGCATTAGAGAATGTGCAACCAGTAACTCCAACACCTGCATTTGATCCTAGCAGTTTGCAAGCTAGATTAGATGCATTAGAGAACAGAGAGCCAGTTGCAGCTCCACCAGCTTTTGATCCAAGTGGATTGATGGCAAGATTAGATGACTTTGAAACAAGACTTGGTGCTATGCAACAACCTTTACCGATACAACCACCAGGCGATTTAAATTTAGATATTAAAGAAGATGCACCAGACATAAGAGATTTTGCAAAGGAATTACCAGAGGGCGGAACTATTTTTGACAGATTACCAGTACAAAAACCAAGACCCCCTATGTCAATAGAAAGACTTGGGGATAGCAGATTTGTTGGCGCACCAGTAGGAAATTTGCAGATGGGCGAGGGTATTCGATTTACGCCACCAGAGCCTCCACAAAACGTTGTTGGTAGACCAACGCCCCCTATATCTATAGGCAGACCAAGTGAAGGTGTAACAGATACGTTGGCTAGAGATTCTAGCGGTCTAAGACCAGAAAGAGATGACATAATGTTTCCAGGCGGTTCACCTACGTTTAATGAAAGAGGTGAAGGCTCAGTTCCTATTGCTGCACCAGACAATATTGTTACCACAGGCCCTGATAATATTGGTGGTGGTGCACCTAGTTTAGTAGATCAACAAATGCAACAAGGTGCGATTGATCCAGTGTTGTTGAATCAACAAGCCTCAGAAGTATTAACCGATCCTTTAATACGATCTCTTTATTTTGGCACAGCAGATCAGCCAGGTTTCTTTCAACAGTTACAACAAGCAGGTGCAAACTTAATTGGCAGTGATGTGCCGTTACAACAAACAGCTGGTCTATCACCATTAGAATTATTAGCAAGACAACAAGCTGTGGCTGGGTTGGGTGGTTTTGAGCCATTTTTACAACAAAACAGAGAGCTGATAAATCAAGCGATTGAACAATCAAGAAGAGCTGAAGGTTTACAAGACCCATATTACACTCAAGCTGAAGAAATATTCAAAGATACTATGGGTGCTTATGATCCAAGTATGACACAACAGTTCTTCAACCCGTTTGAAGATGCAGTGGTGCAACAAACCATTGATGATGTATTAGAGGCAGGTGAGCAACAAGATATAGCTGCAAGAGCACAGGAGATTGGTTCTGGTGCATTTGGTGGCAGTAGAGCTAGACTTGGCGCTATGGAGCGTAGAGAGGCTCTTGGAGAAGGTTTAGCACAGGCTCTTGGTAATATCAGACAACGAGGATTTAGTGAAGCACAACAGACAGGACTAAGCGAGTTTGCTAGACAACAAGCAGCTAAGAGAACAGGAGCACAAGGACTAATCGGTATCGGTGTTGGCAGAGGTAGTGCTGCTCAACAACTAGGACAACAACTTGCTGGCTACGGTGGACAGATGAGTGGTCTTGGTGCAACCCAAGAACAACTTAGAGCAGGTCAAAGAGGCGAACTAGCAGGCTTTGGTGGTGTTGGTAGAGGCATAGCTGAAACAGGCTTAGCTAGAATTTTCCAACAACAATTAGGGCAACAACAAAGACCATTAGGTGTGCTAGGGCAAATAGCTAGTATGTTACCTGGGTATCAACAATCTAGAACACAGATTGATTCTCAATATGGTATGCCTACTGATCCTACGGCCGCAGGACTAGGCGCTGCATTTAGTGCTTATGGTGCTCTTGCTCCTAGACAAGGAAGTGGCTAATGAACTTTTTGAATAGAAAAATGTTTCAAACTGGTGGTTCTGTTACTTATGCAGATGGCACAGTCGATAGAATTACTGCACAAGACTTTGCAAATCAGTTAGCTAATTTATCTGATTCTGAATTGTTTGCATTACGCAATAGCTCTGATGCAGGACAAATAAAACTCACAATGGACTTAAAATCTGTGCTTGACAATGTTACAAACAGAAAAGCTATACCTTTATTTAGTAACTTAGGTGCCAACCTACAATCTGGACGATCTTTATTGGAAGACTATGCTAGGACAGCTAAAGGTGTATTTTTACCAGCTGTAGCAGGTATATCTAGACAACTATTATCCGAAGAAGCTCTTGAAAAAAGACCAAGATTACAGGCACTACAAGATTTTGATTCGCCTATTTATGGACAAGGATTAGAGGGAGCTTTGGCAACTGGCGTTCGAGGCGGCAGATCAGAGGAAGAATTACAAAATATTTTACAACCATCGCCTCTTGATTTAAGTTCAGATATAGATGCCTTGTTAGAAGAAGAACGTCAACTTGACGAGGAGGTGTCTGCTGTTGAAGATCCTATTACATTAACACCAACTCCCGTTACAGGTGGCGAAACTCTTGGAAGATCATCTGACATTGATATAGCTAGAAGGCAAATAGAGTTTGAAAAGTCCATGATAGGAAGAGATGAGTTTGGAGAACTTTTACCAGATGACAGACCCGACTTCACATCACAGTTACCTAGCCCAGAAAGAACTTCGCCTGTTGATTTACCACCAGCTGTTGAAAATGAAATACAAAACGCTCTAGATGAACTCGAGGGTGTGACCATTCCAGAGTTAGTTCCTGAAACCAAGCCTAGTGTGACATTTGAAAAACCAAAAATAGACTTGCAAAATGTTGATACGGAAATAACCATTGATGATCTTAATAGAGAGCGAGCATCTAAATTACCACCAAGAGAAACTTCTGGTGTGTTTGGCTCAGACAGATTTTTAGATTTTATTAGAAATGTAGGTGGAGAGCTTGCAAGAACAGGACAACTTGGTGAAGGCTTAGCATCTGGAGCTGCAAAAGCTGCAGAGGAAAGAGCAGCTAGAGATTTACTACAAGAAGAAGAAGCTAGAAAACAAACACAAGCAAAGGAACTTTTAAAATACGAAGCTAGTCTCGAGGCATTTGATGCAGGCATAATGGACTACAAAGAAGCAGAGTCTATTGGCGAAGCTGAGGAGTCAATTGATACAGCAATACGTAACTTCTCTGGAAGTGAAAGAACATTAAAAGATTTAGATGCAGTATTTAAAGATTTAGAAGATCCTAACGCATATGGTGTAAAAGGTTGGTTAACACAAAGCATGACAAAGTTAGCAGCTGCCGCAGGCATGTCATTGGGTGATTGGAAGGATTTAGACCCAACAACAAGAATAAATACAACATTAGATGTGCTAGCACAACAAAGCGTTAGAGAAATATTAGGTGAATCTGGTAAAACTATTTCTAACTTAGACAGGCAAATCGTTGCTGATATATTTGGTAATCTTACAATATTTACACAACCTGCTGATATTAAGAAAAGGTTAACGAGAACGAGAAACAATGTTGTTGATAGTATGGAGCAAGACAGAAGAGCGATAATTAGAGGCACCTCATATTTAGCAAGGACAGGTCAAACATCACCACAAGTAACCGAAGAAGAAGAATTGATAAATAAAATTTTAGGTATAGATTTTAATACCCTTAGAGAGCCAGGTAGTTATTTTGCATCAGAGGGTATTATTGATACCACACTTAGACCAACTACATAATGCCAAGATTCAGAGTATTAATAGCGCCAGGTGTAACACACATCATAGATGCGGCTACTGAAGAAGAAGCTCAAAAAAAAACTCGTGCTGAGATAGCTAAGGGAGCTGTATCACCATTTTATGATGAACTTTACTTTGATTATGAAACAGGTGTTGACCCTGCTGATTTACCCAAAGATGCAAAAGGTTTGCGTCAAAAACTAGGACGAGCTGAAGTATCTGGCGAAGACCCATTTAAAGAACAAAACAAAATACTTGACGATTTGATGAAGCGTGTGCGTGCATCAAAAGGCCCACTTCAGCAAGAGGGCATATTACAAAATTCTGTTGGAGCTGGTGGCTACATTAGAAATACTAAAGGTCAAGTAGCCTTGACACCGCAAGGTTTACAACTTTTAGGATTACCTGTGCAACAAAGAAGACTACAAGATGGCACAATTATAAATCTTAATACTGTAATAGACGAAAACAGCTTTAATTTAAAAACTGGTGATCTGGCAGACTTTTCAGGCATCGCAGGGCCTGTAATAGGTACCATAGCTGCGTTTTTGCCACAAACAAAAGTATTGAAAGCTATAACATCATTAGCAGGTGGTCGAGAAAGAATAGCAAGAACATTCGCTGCAGGTATTGGATCAGTAGCAGGTAAAGCAGGTGAAGAATATTTAGACACGCAAGAGGGTTTTCAATTGCAAGATCGTGATGAATTATCTGATCTCTATAAAGAAGAATTTGTGCTTGGTTCAGTCGGACAAGCTTTGTTTGGCGAGCTACCTGGTATGGCTTTTAAATCAATATTAGGTAAAAGAGCTCCTTTAGAAAACCAGAGAGCGGGTTTTGTTGCGTCAAGAAATTTAAGTTGGGCTGATGTTAAAAGACTTGATCGTGAAAAAGGGCGACCACTTTCTAACGATGAAATATTAAAAGCAGCCAAGCAAGGTAAAGTACAAAAGTTTGAATACTCTTTATCAAAAGGTTTTTTGCCTGCTAGAAAGGTATATGACCAAAGATTACCTGCTACCTATCAAGGTATTTTTGAACAAGTCCTAGGTAGCAGTAGAGATAAACCAAATGTCGCTTATTTACGAGCTGCAGTAAATAGCGTATTAAAAAACATAAAGAATGAAAAAGAAGCATTAAATGAGACTATTTCTCTATCCACTAAAAGAGGTCTTGATGAACAAGTAAATGCTGCAACACAAAAACTTCGTTTACAAGAACAAAATGTTACTAACGAATTACGTAAATTATTAGGAGAAATAGGTGACAGCGTTATAGAAGCAAAAGATTATGGCAACATACCTGCAAATAGAGTATTCGGACAAGAGCTAAAAGATACTATGAATAGAGCAAGAAATGCGGCTATGGAGCAAAGTGGTGAATCTTATCATGCAGTTGATCAAAGATTTGTCAATTTTGCAGACGACAGAAATTTATATGAAGTTGGCAGAGATGGTATGCCAAGACCTGTAGGCACAAAAACAGAAGAAGAATATGCAAAATCTGTAGTAATTAACAAAGCAATCAATAATATTATTCTTAAGCACTTAAAAAAAGCAGAGGAGTTTTTAGAGCTTGATAGTGCAAAAGGTGTATTCCAAACTATGACTCCACCTGGAGCTGAGATAAACAGTAGTGTGCGTGCACAACTACAGGGTTTGGTAGGAAAAGCCAAGTCATTAGCAGAACAGGGCAAATACGATCTTCGTATGGTTCGTAATGATGCAAACTTTTTAAATAGGTTCCTACGTGATGTGCTCGAACAATCTGATGAAAGAAAACTTGTGATTGGTGTTGCTAGAATGTTTGATGATTATGGTATAGGTAAAAAAGGCATACGAAACACCGATAGCATACTTACAGAGCTTGAAGCAGATGGCATGCAACAAATTGAGCTTGCTTTAGAAAATACTGGTATGCGCTTACGTCCATCTGAGAAAAAACAAATAGATCAAGCTCTTGAAGAACTTAGAATAGCAAATAAGAATCATTTTGACAGAATGGAGCCTTTTGATTCTATAAAGATTAACGGTTTAATAGCAAATGCTGCTAAAGGATCTATACAAGCTGACGATGTTTATACACAAGCTTTGTTAAACGGCAAATTAATTGACTTGGAGAATATTTTTAAAGCTTTGCGTGACTATGATGAGTATATAAAGGTAGATCCTACTTATCAAAAACGTGATGCTGCAGGCAACGTCATAGAAAATTATTATGAGAATAAATTAAAAGCAGATCTAAAAAATCGTTTGTTTGCTGATGCTTTACGAGAGGCTACAAAAGATGAACTCACTGATGTCAACTTTACACAATTTGCAAAAGAGATAAAAAGGTTTGAAAAAGAACATGGTAAGTTTAAAGTTTTATTTCAAGATAGTGCTACTGGTCAAAACACAGCAGATGAAGTGTTAGCTACTATAAACCAACTAAATGAAATTGGTTTTAGTCCAAAACCACAACAATTAAGAAACATAATTAATGACATTACGCAAAGAAATGCAACACGTGGTTTAAATGCTAGTGCACAAGGCAGAGCTTTTGTAAATCAATTAGAAAGACTTGCAGAGGCCACAGAAGATAGAATTAAGTTTGAAGCAAATAGGGCTATATCACAACTGCCAGATAAAACGATTGAAGAAACAGTTAAGTCCGTATTTAAACCAGGAACTGCATCAACTATTAATGCTTTGAAAGAAACAGTAAGCCCAGAAGTTTTCCAAGATATACAACGAGCTAGTATGCAGAGACTTTTATCTAAATCAATTGATATGAACGGGCAGGGTAAGATCACTGATTTATTTAAGTCGCAAAACCTTAAAACCAGTCTTGATTCTTATGGTGATGAAACACTTGATGCTATGTTTGGTGCTGAAACAAGACGAGGATTACGTGATCTACAACAACAAATAGACATACTTACAGGTGGTGAGCCTGGTAGAGGTGGTGCAGCTGGTGGATTGGTTGCTGCTGGTATATCTGCGGCCATAGTTTTTCAACCACTTACAGCATTGCCAACAGTTGCTGGTTTAGCAATCGCAAGGTTCCTACTTACTTACCCACCTTTCGTTAGAGTTTTGTCAAGATCAGACCCAGGATCTATTGCACGTGCTTGGCGTATTTTTTCTACTGCGTTAAGGCAGTTTGGACTACGCTATGTTGATGGTCAAATAGTGCCTATTGGCGAAGGTGTAGTAAGTATTTTAGATAAGGGTTTTGATGCAGGTGCTACAGCAATAGGTATTACTGATGAGGACATAGAAGAACAAGCTGAAAGTGGCATTGATACTTTTGAACAATTGCGAAACCAAGTCCTAAGTCCGATACAACAACCCCCAGCCTTGCCACAAGTGCAATCACCCGATCTAGCACAAGCACAAATACCAGATCCGTTATCAGAGGAACGTATTGAATTTGCTGAACGTGTAGCAGGCAGACCTATACTTGGTTAAATATCCTCAAAGAAGGTAGGATCAACAGCTACAAATCTTTTAGCTGGCCTTCCTTTACCACCAATCTTAATCTCAACCTCTTGTATTTCACCTGCATTTTTAAGTCTTTCAATAATCTCTTTGACCTCATACGACTTCATACTTCTAAATAGTTCATGTCTATCTACTTCACGCTTAGATATACCTTCACCGTTTCTAGATCTAATAAACGATAGCACCTGTTTAATTTTGGCTTCCATAGCACTACTAGCAACCTTGTCTCTACAAGCCTCTATAAACAACAGATCGTAATATCTGATGAAATCTACAGCCCACGTTGTAATATCGCCTGTAATCGTCTGTGCGTCAGCGTTAGAGGCAAGTGTGCATAACAGGGCTAAACGCATAGCTTTCTCCTTAGAACGGCTTAGAAGTGGCTCTAGGTTGTCTTTTTCTAGTATATCTTGGCGTTTTACGATCTCACGGGCAAAATCTTGTAGTATTTCTTCTGATTCTCTATCAAACCTCAAAACTATCTGGTCAAGATCTATCTCTGCATTATCCCGTGACACATCACTCATATTGCCTCTTTGTCTGCGTATATAGTTGACCCAATTGACAATTGATGTTGGTGGCTCTTTGAATCTTCGTAACTCACCTACTCGTCTTGGCTCTTTTGATTCAACGACAACAAAACGATTGAGAAACCCGTCAGCTATACGCCCACTATTTAATGCCTTGTAAAAGTTCTTCGGCACTGACAGACCAACCAATGTGATTGCAGGCTTATGTGTAACACGGCTCATCATCATTTCTTTATATTGTTCTTGCACATTCATCAATGAATAGTTATCTGGTCGTAGCGTTCCATGACACCTACCCCATGCTTCCATCAGTGTTTGTATGCCATCTTCTCTATTTGTGTTTTGTGATGCCCCAATGGCCTCAAGTCTTTTACCAAACTCATCCATAATGGTTATTTGTGTAGGTCGCATTTTAAGAACTGAGTGAACTGCACCAGATGATGTATAACCATCTCCTACTACAAGCTTTTCATGGTCACTAGCGTTTAACACCGACTCTACAAATGTCTTGATGTTTTCTTTACCTTGTCCTGACTTTGCAATACCCATGAAATACATAGATGAAAAGTTGTTCATGTTTGTTCTATAGATACGTCCACAGGTAACACTTGCTAATGCTAAGGCACCTACTAAAGATAGCTCTGGCTGTGGCACTTGTGCTATCTCCTCACAAAACTTAAACATATCTTTAAGTAACCCGGGTGGATTGAATAGATCTCTAGGTTTGTGTATGGTTTCACTTGCTTGCACAAACAAAGGTGCGATCTGATTTTTTCTATCATGTGTGCTTTTAACACTTGTAACTACTCTTTCTATCTCTTCTTGTGGTAATGGTGGATTATTGTTTTTGTTCCAGTTTTGTAGAAAGATCTTTACAAACTCAATGTTTACATTTTTAGATATTAGATAGCCAGCTATTCTTGCGGCCTCATCATTCCTTGATCCTTCTAATACACCATCTAATAGAAAAGGTGCTGTTTGGACGCTTGTTTCTGTCTTTGGCACTCCAGTTATCTTTGCAAA